AACAACACAGTAGAAAGTATTAAGTCATTCGAGGGTGTTGACAGAGTATGGATCGAGGAAGCACAAACAGTTAGTAAAAAGTCATGGGATATTCTCATACCTACGATTCGTAAACCAGGATCAGAGATATGGGTAACATTCAACCCATCACTAGATACAGATGACACATACCAACGATTTGTAGTTAATCCACCTGAGAACAGTAAGGTTGTTAAGATTAATTATAATGACAACCCATTCTTTCCGGATGTGCTAGAACAGGAAAGATTACATAGTAAAGAGCATGACCCTGATTATGCAAACATATGGGAAGGTGATTGTAAGTCAGCAGTTGATGGTGCTATCTATGCTAAAGAGATTACAGATGCACAAGAACAAGGAAGAGTAACAAGAGTTCCTTATGACCCACAACTTAAAGTTCATGTGGTCATGGACTTAGGTTGGAACGATAGTATGTCAATCATACTTGTGCAAAAAGGTGTATCAGATGTTCGTATCATTAACTACATCGAAGATGACCATAGAACATTAGACAGTTACTCTGCTCAACTACGAGACATGAGATACAACTGGGGTCAAATGTATTTACCGCATGATGGTCGAACCAAAGACTTTAAGCATGGTGTATCAGCAGAAGATATTATGCGAAGGCATGACTGGGATGTTCGGATTGTTCCACGACTTGATATAGAATCAGGTATAAGAGTAGCAAGAATGAACTTTCATCGAGTTTACTTTGATACAAACACACAACGTCTAATTGAATGTTTAAAGCATTATAGACGTGGGATTAGTTCTACAACCAATGAACCAGGCGCACCGGTGCATGATGAGTATTCACATGGTGCAGATGCGTTTCGTTATTTAGCAGTATCTATTGAAGATATGACCAATGAGTCTTGGCACAATAGCGAGATACAATATTCTAATTTAGGAATCGTTTAATGAAATTAACACAAGAAGAAATAGTTGCTAAGATAGAGAACGAAGAAAGCATTGCGTATGGTATTAATGATGCGCAACTATCTACGGAACGTGCAGAAGCAATCCAATATTATTTAGGTGAACCATTCGGTAACGAAGTAGAAGGTCGTTCTCAAGTAGTATCTTACGACACTCAAGATACAATCGAGAGTGCTTTACCACAATTACTCAAGGTGTTTGTTTCAGGTGATGAAGTTGTAAGATTTGAACCAAAGAATCCCGAAGATCAAGAATCAGCAGACCAAGAAACAGATTATGTGAACCACGTTGTGATGGAAAAGAACAATGGGTTTGAAGTATTCTATGTATGGTTTAAAGATGCACTACTCTCTAAAAACGGATATATAAAAGCATACTATGAAGAAGAAGATGACATTGACGAAGAGTCATATGAAGGATTAACAGATGCACAACTTGATATGTTGGCACAAGATGACAACGTAGAAATATTAGAACATACATCTTATCCTGATCCATCAGTAACACCAATGCCAATGACACCTCCGATGATGACGGAAGAACCTGAAGTAAAACCATTGAATGGTGAAGGTGTTGAGATTGACATGGAAATGCAACAGATGTTTGCACAACCAATGTTACATGACGTTAAGATTCGTATTACAGAAACCAATGGTCAGATTAAGATTAAAAACGTAGCACCTGAAAGCATTATGGTATCTGTTGACTGCAACGGAACAAACTTAAACAGTGCTAGATTTGTGCAACATCGTGAGTTAATGTGTCCTGAAGAAGTTGCAGAACAGTTCGATATGAAAGTAGAAGAAGTCGAACAGATTATGGCAGACACACAAGATGCGTTTGAATTAGAATCTAATGCTCGTGACATTTACCAAGAGCAATATGATCGTGCTGTAGATACAACAGATATTCTAGTTAAAGATACATACTATCGAGTTGGTGATGAACGTATGCGCTATGTTGTTATTGGCAACACAGTTATTTACGAAGAAGAATGTGACCATGTTCCATTTGCCTGTATATCTCCTATGTTAATGCCACACAGACACGTTGGTCGTTCTTATGCTGATTTAACTAAAGACATCCAAATGGTTAAGTCAACATTGATTCGTGGTCAATTAGATAATATGTATCTCTCTAACAATGGTCGTTATGCTATCTCTGATAGAGTAAACCTAGACGATATGCTAACCTCAAGACCAGGCGGTGTGGTTCGAGTGCAAGGTGATCCAGGCAGTGCAATTATGCCAATGCAACACGCTCCATTCCCTGCTACATCTTTCAACATGGTTGAATACATGGATAACATGAAAGAGAAGAGAACAGGTATCACTGCATACAATCAAGGTTTAGATAGCAACTCACTAAACAAAACTGCTACTGGTGTTCAGCAAATCATGAACGCATCACAACAACGATTAGAGTTGGTAGCAAGAACATTTGCAGAGACAGGTGTAAAAGACTTATTCTTACTTGTGCATAAGATGGTAAGACAAAACTTAACTAAACCTGACATCGTTCGTATTAGAAACAAATGGGTTGAGATTGATCCTCGTTCATGGAAGAATCGTAAAGACTTATCTATCTCAGTAGGTCTTGGTGCAGGTAACAAAGATCAGCAGTTAATGCACTTAAACAACATTCTACAAATGCAAAAAGAAGCATTACAAGTTGGACTTACAGATCCAGGTAAAATCTACAATGCGTTAGCAAAACTTACACAGAACGCAGGATTTAAGAACCCTGATGAGTTTTGGAATGATCCCGCTAACAACCCAATGGCAGGTCAGCAACAACAACCTGATCCGCAACAGCAATTGATTCAAGGTCAGTTACAGATTGAACAAATGAAAGCGCAAGCAGATATGCAATTAGAAGCGCAGAAGAATGATGCAGACATGAAGCAGGAGCAACTACGTTCACAAAATGATATACTTATAGAACGTGAGAAGATCGCATCTCAAGCAGAGTTGGAAAGATTTAAAGCACAACTTAAAGCAGAGACAGATCTTGCTATTGCAAACATTAAAGCACAAATGGGAATGTAATGAAAGATAAAGCACTTGAGGAAATCAAGCGTGGGGGTGAAGCAGAAAAGATACTGAGTAACAAAGTTTACCAGGAAGCATTTAATAAGGTTAGAGATAACATTGTTGATGCAATGCAAAACAGTCCATTGAGTGATGAAACAACACACAATAGATTAGTGATTGCACTACAAACTTTGACTCAAATCGAGAAAGCACTGACAGACATCATGCAAACAGGCAAGATGGCACAGATACAGGTGCAAGACCCACGATAAAGAATTTGGGTAAGGGCAAACCCACTTTAGTAACATTATGCCTAATATAAAAAGGAAACATTATGAGTGACCAACCTAATATGGAGTCACCACAAAGTCGCTTGGAAGCGATGCTTGGTGATATTCAAGATGATACTCTACAACCACCGGTTGAAGAGCAAAAAGAACCACAAGAAGTTGAGGAAGAATTAGAAGAAGAAGTCGGTGAAGAGGAAGTTGTAACCGAAGATTCTGAAGATGAAACCGAAGAAGAAGAACTAGAGACTGATGATGAAGTAGACGAAGAGGAATCCGATGAGGAACAACCTGTAGAGTCTATTAAGTTAAAAGTTAATGGTGAAGAAATCGAGAAACCTCTTGACGAAATCGTGGCATTAGCGCAACAAGGACTTGACTACACGAAAAAAACTCAGGAAGTTGCTGAGAAGCGTAAGGAACTTGAATCTTTAGAGAATCAAATCCGTATGCAGGAACAGAACCTTCAACAGCAATCTATGCTGAACAGTGAGTTAATTCAGGATGTAGCGAAAATTACGGCACTAGACCAACAGTTATCCGAGTATCAAAACGTGAACTGGGAAGAACTGTCTGATAGTGATTTCGTAACAGCACAAAAGAAATTCTTTACGTTTAATCAGTTACAGCAACAACGCAGTAACTTGGTTTCACAGTTTGAATCCAAAAGGCAGGAAGCATTGAATAAACAGCAACAGATGGTTGCAGAGAAAGTTGCAAAAGGTAGAGAAGTCCTCGCTAAAGAAATACCGAATTGGAGTCAAGAGACTACCCAAGAAATTATTTCTACAGGCAGAGAAGATTACGGATTTACCGATGCGGAACTTAATGCAATTGTTGATCCTCGACACGTTAGAGTGTTGCACGATGCGATGCAATGGAGAAAACTTAAATCTAAAAATTCGGTAGTAAAGAAAAAGGTCAGTCGTGCTAAACCAGTAGTGAAACCTGGTTCTAAAGACCCTAAAAAAGTAGTCAATACTAACGCTAAAAAGATGCGTGAACAATTACGCAAATCAGGTAGCGCAGATATGGCAAGTAAATTAATCGAAGAAATGATTTAAGGAGTAAACAATCATGGCAGTTTCAGCAACCAATAGTTATACCGGTGCAGGTATAG